TTTGCATTCCAGGAGTTCAGCCAACGCTATGCAGATCCCACCAAAGATCTTGGATTTGATACCCGTGAAGCGCGTCTCCAAGATACAAAAAACAGACAAAACTCGATTGAAGTTGACGATAAAGAACTGCAACGGGCCTGGGACGATAAACAAGCCAAAATGATCGGCACAGCAACCGAATGCTATCTCTGGGCTATTAATAACGGGATCGCAAAGGAACAGGCTCGGGCAGTGCTTCCAGAAGGTCTGACTGTGTCAAAGATGTACATGGCCGGCTCATTGCGCTCATGGATACATTACTGCCAGCTACGGACGACTGCAGGAACTCAAAAGGAACACCGCAAAATTGCTACCGATTGCTGGTATTCTCTGATCCAGGAATTCCCATCCCTGAAGGATTTAAATCTGATCTCTGTGTAATTTTATTAAAATACCGGTTGACATTCAGATCAGAATGTCGTATATTGGTAATATGAAGAAAACACAGGAGATCGAAATGCAGTTTACAGCCACATTTACAGAAGAGCAACTGAAATATCTTCTCGACATCCTCGAGCCGTTGGCAAAAAATGATGAAACTCTTGACGATATTCTCGATGTTTTTGATGAATGTGAAGTTGCCGGTATTGATGAAGAAGATGTATAAGAGATCTGCAAGATGAATGATGAATCAGCAATCAATCGTAACATATGGGTAATTTCGGATACACATTTTGGCCATGCTAACATCTTAAATTTCACTGACAGCAACACTGGTGCTAAAGTGAGAACTTTCTATGATATGTACGAGATGGATGAGCATATGGTTGATCGCTGGAATAAGACTGTCAAGGATGAAGACATCGTCTATCACTTAGGCGATGTTTACTTTGACAACGGGCATACAGTGTTGCCTCGACTCAAAGGACGTAAGCGCCTTATCTTGGGTAACCACGACAACGCCAAGAGTCCGCATCTACAGAACCATTTCCAAAAGATTTCTATGTGGCGGATGTTTCCTGAGTTTGGACTATTACTAACACACGTTCCTGTTCATCCTAGCAGTTTACGAGTGTATGCTAGGGAAAGCGATGTTGATCCTGTTCATAAAACGTTCCTTAACTTACACGGACATATTCATCAAAATCCTAGCCTAGAAGGCCCTTATCGGAATATGAGTGTAGAGGCCATTGACTATACTCCTATTAACATCGAGGAACTACGGATCAAGTAATCATGTCGGTTGACAGTTGGATCAACCTGTTGTATATTGTTAGTGTAGCTAATGGAGAGATGACAGCCAACCTGATGAAGCTCAAGAATGGAATAATTTTGATCCCAAGTGCTGATTAGGGCTTGACTTTTTTCTTAAAACATCGTATAGTTATAATATGAAGAAAACACACACAAAGGAACACACAATGACCGATTTCAACCTTGTCCTCTCGTTCGTAGCTCTTGACGCCACTTATGATCAGCTAGTTTCCCTCTCGGAAGCGATGAAACTTCGCCGTGAGAAGTTGTCCAAGACAGTCAAGCGTTCCATCAGAGAAGGTCAGAAAGTGACCTTCAGCCACAAGGGCATCGATTACGCTGGCGTTGTTTTGTCCATCAAGATCAAGAAGGCCACTGTGGAATGCACGATCCCAGATTCCTGGGCTTATACATCCAAGATGCAGCGTGTTCCTGCTACGACACAATACAATGTTCCACTCAACATGTTGAAGGCAGCCTGACATGGTCGATAAAACAAAAACTCCTTACTCGTTCACTGGCGAGTTGGCTTATGCGATCAGCAAGATGCGTATCATGCAGAATGCCGGTTACAAGGTGATCAAGAAGGTGGCGCATTCCAATCGTATGGTTACCATCCACATGGAAAAAAAGGTTTATTGATATGGCACAAGCTCCTGATTATAAGATTCTCGAAAGCTCTTCTCGTTATGATCTACGGAAAGAAGTCATTACCTGGATAAAACTTGACTATGTCCCTCTTGGCGGCGTGTCTTCGTATGAAGACAAGACTGGATTCTACAGCCAACCTGTATTCATCCAGGCTATGTATCATGCAGGAAGCAAAGCAAAACCTTCATGATCAAGTTCAAAGGCACAAAGAAGCTCAAATCAAAGCAAGAAGATTACCTTCGTAGCCTTTCTGTGTTTGTCTTGGATAAGTTCTTTACCCAACTAAAAAAGGATCGGTTGGAAATAACAGTGATCTTTAAGAAGAACTTGTTCAAGCAAACCGGCCAATATGGTAACTGCATCTGGGAAGATCAGCATCATCGTCCTGAAGAATTTGAGATCGAGATCGATCCGGATCAGTCGATCCAACTGCTACTAAATACCCTGGCACATGAGCTTGTCCACGTCAAACAATGGGCCAAAGGTGAGTTTTATCAACTTCAACGTGAGAAGCATGTCTACAAGTTCTGTGGCCGGCGCTTTGATACCAACAAAGTTGATTACTGGGATACGCCCTGGGAAATTGAAGCCCATGGGCGTGCAATCGGATTAGTCGTCCAATGGACACGTGCTAACAACTTGTCAAACAAAGACCTTGTTGTGGAAGGCTGATCTTTCAATTAAAATACGGAGAATTAAATGAGACATTTTATCGTTACTACTGCTGCTTTATTGATGGCGACAACTGCATATGCAGGTGATCTTCCATCAAAGGCAACACCTGCTGCTCCTGTAGCAGCATCTGCTGATACGACCATCACTGCAGGCTATGGTTATGAGTTTGCTCCAGACGAATATGATGCATCTACTGCAACCACATATTCGTTGGGTGTGGACCATAGCCTAGGCGGCGGGCTCTCTGTCGGTGCAGCTGTAGGCACTTCACAGGCTGCTGATGAAGGTGCATTGAAGCAGACAATCGAAGCATCTGTTGGATATAAGATCCCATTGTTTGCAGGTATCACTGCAAAGGTCGGCGCTTCTATCGGTGAGCGTTTCACCAATGGTGCCAACTATCCCTACTACACGCTCAGCTCAGGTGCTGACTATAAGCTAGCAGACAACCTTACTTTGAATGCTATCGGTTATCGTTACCGTAATGCTATCGATGATGCAAATGACTGGGAATCTCATCAGTTGAGCACCGGTGCAACCTTTGCACTCAACAAGACAAATGCTGTATTCGTTAAACTGGCTCGTTCTTATGATTCCGACTTTGAAGCATCAACTGATGCCATCACAGTTGGTTACAAGCTCAGCTTCTGATATCAATAAACATTAATTAAGAGGGGGGATTTATTCCCCCCTTTTTTATGACTGTTTTTCATATATTTGTCATATTTAACGTGATTGTAATAAAACGGTCACATTCGTTTTCTATATAGGGTGTAGATATAAATCTACTGTTTTATTATACGGGAGTTATCATGTTTAAAAAAATGCTTTTAGCCATCGGTCTATTGACCATTCCTTTCACAGCAACTGCGGCAGATATCACAGGTGCTGGTGCAACTTTCCCCTATCCAATCTATGCCAAGTGGGCTGATTCATACAAGAAATTATCTGGTGTCACTCTAAACTATCAGAGCATCGGCTCTGGTGGCGGAATCAAGCAGATCGCTGCCAAGACAGTGACGTTTGGCGCAACTGACAAGCCACTCAATGAGAAGGACCTAGCCAAGGATGGTTTGATCCAGTGGCCAATGGTAATTGGTGGTATCGTGCCTATTATCAGGCTGGAAGGTATCGAATCTGGTCAGATGGTGCTGGATGGTGAGACCCTAGCTAACATCTATCTAGGCAAGATCAACAAGTGGGATGACGCCGCTATCAAGGCATTGAACCCAAAGTTAAATCTTCCAAACAAAGCCATCATCGTGATTCGTCGTAGCGATGGATCAGGCACGACCTTTAACTTTACCAACTACCTATCAAAGGTATCTGCAGAATGGAAGAGCAAGGTTGGAGAAAGCACTTCAGTTGAGTTTCCAGTTGGTATCGGTGCCAAGGGTAACGAAGGTGTTGCTGCTAACGTGATGCAGACAGACGGAAGCATCGGATACGTCGAGTATGCCTATGCCAAGCAGAATGACATCACATACACCAATATGATCAATGCAGCTGGCAAGAATGTCAGACCAACTGCCAAGTCTTTTGCAGCAGCAGCAGAGAAAGCTGACTGGAACGGAACTCCAGGATTTGCCGTTATCATTAGCAATCAGCCAGGTGATAACAGCTGGCCGATGTCAGCAGCAACATTCATCCTGATGCATGCTGAACCATCAGACAAGGCTAACAGCAAGCAGGCTCTGGCATTCTTTAATTATGCCTTTGATCAGGGTGACTCACAGGCATTGGCATTGGATTATATCCCGATGCCAGAATCTGTCAAAGCCAAGATCAAGAAAGACGCCATGGGCAAGATCAACGTCAAGTGATCTAAACTAATATCATATCGAAATAATGAAAAAGGAGGTTGACACAGCCTCCTTTTTTCTATTATATAAATATAAGAAATGGATTGTATTTAGATAATAGGAGTAACTGATGCAACTTTTTAAAGAGTACGTCGAATATCTTTCAGAGACTGCAATGAAGGGCATGGTAGGAGATAAACAATCAGATAGACACGCTTCTACATACTTTACGCCAGATCTTCTTAAAAATAAGTATAAACTAGCCTCAAAACAGCATGGATTAGAAGCAGGTTCAGAAATAACAGTGCATAATATTTCTGCAGACGGTGCACACTATCATGCACAAATCAGCCACCCTTCTTTCAAAGGTAATAAGACTGTAAGAATTAGTTCTCTACATAAGCCTCAGAATGTAGCAGGCGTAAGGACAGCAGCTACTGCAGAAGATATTCATCTAGACTACCTGAAGAAACAGTTACATCAGGCAAAAGAACATACTGGTAAGGACGAAGTTACTATACGTACACATCATGGCGATATTCAAGCACATTCGATCGAAAAAGTACCCGGAACTCCTAAAGCTGATTTTGTGGTAAAGAACAAAGCGGGAAAACACACATACTATATAAGTCATAAAGCAGGTCAGACTCAGAGAGACTACCAACAATTCGGTGGGATTTCATCGCATACAGAACATCCGGCTGTGAAAGAATTTGCAAAACATCTGCAGACACACCATTCAGAAGGAGTGTCCGGTAAGACAGTTGGTATGAAATTAAATTTAAAAAATAAATCTCATAATGAGTTAGCTCATAAATCAATTTTTGGAAATAAATATAGTCAAGAGCACGGAATTAATAATGTTCATGCTCTTATGCAGGGGCATGTAAACATAACTCCACACCCTGAAGGTCATTTCACATTCACTCCTACTGCATCGGTGCATTTTAATACAGGTACACATAAAGACGTCCCTCATGGAATGAATCTTCAGATTCAAGCACGAGCCGGTGATAGACATCAGCTCGGAGTAAAGAATACGCGTGTCACTATTAATCCAGTAGGTGCCAGCAAAACTCTTCACGTTAAGACCGGCGAAAGACTTCAATAATGAAAACATTTGTAGAATTTATCTCAGAAGCCACAGGCGTAGCTTCAGCAAAACATCAAGAACATCCTGAAGATAATGCTATCAAGAGCAAAGCAGGATTTGATCATGCTATATCATCTTTAAAGGCCATTCATCACGGTTTAAAGACTGGTAATGCTGGAGACACCCATATCTCAACGAAGCTTGATGGAGCTCCTGCTATAGTGTTTGGCCATCATCCCAAGACTGGTAAGTTCTTTGTTGCAACTAAGCATGCAGCATTTGGTAAGACACCCAAGCTAGCAACCTCACACGAAGAAGTAGACAAGCATTTTGGTCATTCAGAAGGCCTGGCAAAAAAGATGCATCATGCTCTTGAACATCTTCCCAAGGTAGCACCCAAGAAGGGCATATACCAAGGTGACTATATGCACGATACGCACGATATCAATCACGCTGATGATGAAGTTCATTTCACTCCCAATACTATCAAGTATCATATCAGCAAGGATACACCAGAAGGCAAGAAGGCTGTTGCATCCAAGATAGGTGTTGCTGTACATACCAAGATCGAAGGTGATCCAGATCATTCAGAAACTCTTCATGCTCATCCATTAACAGATCATTCAGTATTTAAGAAACACCCTGATGTTCACCTTATTTCACCAGAGGCAAAACTATGAGTCACCTTACACCACAAGAGAATAAAGCTGTTGAACATCATATTGAAAAAGCTCAAGATATACATAGCAAGCTTCCTGAAGGCCATCATGATATTATTGGTAAACATGATGAGCATCTGTCTACCTATATAAACAAGACAGTACGTACTGGTGAAAAACCTTCTATAGAAGGTCTAAGAGCTCATATTGCATCTCGTATGGGAAATGAAGTTGATAAAGTCAAGACTGATAAGTCCAAGGCAACCAAGACAGCACACATGAATGCAGCTCTTGCGCATCATGATACACACGGAAACCATTTTGCGAAAGCTCTTCAGATCCACCATCATGTTCAGGCTGCAAAAGACATCCTTACAAAAGGCCTACATAAAGCACAAGAGACAAGCAATCCCATGCAGCAATCGATTGAAGGTAAAAAAACAGATCCAGAAGGTTATGTTGTCCAGCATCAAGGTCAGATCACAAAGATGGTCAATAGAGGCGAATTTGCAAAGGCTAATTTTAACAAGCCCAAGACCTGGTTAAAAACACCATGAAGACTTTTATTGAATTCATATCAGAAGAAGAGATCAAACACGGCGTCTTTGCGTTCGGAAGATTCAATCCACCGACTGTCGGACATGAGAAACTGATCCATGCCACAGAAAAAGTCGCTGCTAAACATGATGTGGGGGCAAACATTATCGCTTCTCACTCAGAAGGTTCGGCTAAGAATCCTGTACCTACTAAGGCTAAAGTAGGATACTTGAAAAAAGTTGTTGCAAAGACATCTACTGTATCTCATTCTGACAGCGAAGCTCCTAGCGTACTGCAACAAGCAGCAAAGCTCCATAAGCAAGGAGTCACCCATCTCCATATGGTCGCTGGTTCTGATCGTG